AAAAGAATAGAAAAACTTAAATATATGTTTAATGATTCAGATAATTCTGATGATTCTGATAATAAATCAATAAATAATAAAACAAATGATGATTGTATAATAAATAATAATAAATCTGATACAGAAACAGATACCAAATCAGATACAGAATCAGATATAGAATCAGACAAAAACAAAGACAATAATCCATATATGGATGATGATAAATCATATGAAATAAATATGAGAGATGATGATACATCTATTGATGAAACGTTAATTGATGATTAATCGAATTCAACAATAAAGTTATAAGCTTCTTGTTTTTTTATTATTTTTGTTTCTATTTTACTAGACTTATTACTTTTATCTGATTTTAAAGATTGTTCTTCTTTTAATTTCTTTTTAATTTTATTTTTCTTTTTAATTTTATCAAGTTTATTAGATTTATTCATTTCATCAATAATAGTTTGATAATTTTTTTCTACACAATCAATAATTTTATTGGAAATAGCCCACTTAAAAAAATTTAATTGACCAAGAGTTGTTGTTACAGTTTTATTAGGATCTTTTTTATCATAATTATACATAAACTTACGATCTCTTCTGAAAGGGTCAAAGTTCTTTTTCTTATAAGATTTTAATTGGGCTTTATACATAATATTAATACTAAAATATTCTTTGTCATCTATTTTTATATCGACATTCTTTTTGGAACATCTAGTAGCTACCCATTCTAAAACACGTAATGATATACAATCTCCGGTATCAGTATCTTTATCTTTGTTGATAATCTTAACCATTTTTTCAACCAATGCTATATCACATTTTCTAAAATACTTATCTATCATTTTAAAATATCTAAATTGACGTTGATTAGCAGAAAAGAATACTTCGGGAATAAAATTTTTTTCAATGTATGTACTATTATCATTTGTATCTGACACACTCGATAAAGATTTATCGGAACAAACACTCGATATATCTGACATCCAATATATATATAATATCTTAAATATTCATATATTTAAGCTATTTAATAAATAAATATTTATGTTATTCAATAAAATAATAATTTAATCAGAGTCATCTAAATCTAAATCTAAATCTTTCTTATCTTTTTCATTATCTATTTGATTCTTTGATTTTTTCTTAGGTTTTGCTTCTTTCTTTTTAAGATTTTCTTCTTCGTCTTTTGCAATTTTATCAATCTCTTCTTTGGTTAAGTTCAGATTATCATCAGTTAACATCTGAATCTCAATATCGTTTTTAAATTTTTCATCTTCTTTGATATTATCTTTGTAAATTTCTTCTTCAACGGTATCTTTAATGATAAAACGTACAACAGTTACTTGTTCTAATTGTCCTGTTCTGTGAGCACGACCAATAGCTTGTTTTTCGGTATTTTTACGAAATTCATATGTTCCACTAATAGGTTCTAATAATATTACTTTAGTAGCAGCTGTAAGATTAGTTCCAGCGGCTGCACTAGCAGATGATAACATAATTACTTTAATATTATCTTTTGTTGTAAAATCACGAATAGCTTTATCACGTGACCACACATTACCTCTACAAAATACATTCTGAATACCATATGTATCAAGTGTATCACCTACTTTTTTTAATAAGTCATCCCATTGAGAGAATACTATACATTTTTCTTTTAAATTTTTGATATAAAATATAAGATTTGCAAGTTTAGTTCCAACTTTATTTATCAGACTAAGTTTATCTTTTATATCTTTTGTTTGTTCTTTACGGGAAAGATCTTCAAAAGATATCATATATATTTCATTTGGTTTGGTTGGTTTCATGCATTGAGGACATTTAGGATTTGATTGAATCATTTCTTTGATACATTGAAAACAATACATATGACCACATTTGGTAACTCCGACATCTTCACCAGTAATGGGATTTAAACATATACTACACATTTCCTCTTCATCTACATCGTCATCGTCTTTTTTATTTTTTTGTTTCTCAGTAATTTTATTAATTTTTTCCATCATATTACTGAAAAATTCGGCAGTAGATCTTTTACCTTCATATTGTGTCTTTGCTTCTGTTAATTTATTTTGTAATTTTACTAGATTATCTCTCATATTATTTAATGTAATCGATGGATTGTTATTTAATTGTTTATTAATTAACTTTGTAATATTTGAAACATTCATTTCATTAACAATATAAAGCGGTTTATTTTTGTCTTCATCTTCATCATCTGACGATTCATTAACATCATCATTATCATCATTATCATCTAAATTATCTAAATTCTCTAAATTATCTAAATTCTCTAAATTATCTTTATTATCAAATTCAGGATCTTTAACTTTTTCAGGATATTCTATCTGAACTCTATAACCTATTTGACGTAGATATTTACGATATCTTTTAAATTCAGTAACTTTAATTTTGTATTCTGTTTTTTTAATTTTATATTCAATAAATCTAATCTTTTTAGCAGCAATCTCGGATGTTTTCTTATGATGACTTACAAGAGTTTTTTGAATATCTTCTGGTGTTTTGCATCCAGACAATTCATCTTTTAATTCATCAATAATTCTTGGGTCACAACATGCTTGACGAACTTGTATAGATAATTTATCAATATTTGAATTTACAATATATGCATTATATAAGGCACGTTCAGTTGGTGTAAATTTAAGTTTAATAATCTCTTCTTTTAACGGTTTAAGTTTATATTCACTTTTACGTGATTCATTTGTATTTTTACGATAAAATTTATTTAATAAATATTTTTGAATAGATTCAATATTAAGAATAGTATTTATATTTTGTATTTTATAATTGGTAACATATTCGACCATTTTTTCGAGACATTGGTCACTCTTATCAAATGGTGTACCAGTAACAACCCATCTATATTGACTTTTAAATAAGCGTAATAGTTTTAGAATATAAGAATATTTTGTATCAGTAACAAGAGAATGAAATTCGTCAGTAACAATTCGATGAAATTTAATACAATTTAATATAGGTTTTACATCAAATAATTTTGATGGATCTTTTCTAATTTCAGCAGCTTTCTCAATAATTTTATCATTTACTTTTTCTTCCAAATATGAATCAGAATTTATCCACGTTAATGCTTTCTTAGACCCACATAGCGGTTTTAACCAATTATCATAATAACATTCATTACCAAGAAAATTAAAAGATACAACAATAAAATCAGCATCTAATAAATCTAGATAGGTTGTTTTATCATGTTGGACTTTTGTAAACATCTGAATAATCTTAAGATTATACTCCGGCTTGATTGTTTTCTCAAACTCTCTTACCCATTGTTTTGCTAGTTGATTTTGACAGATTATAAGAGTTGCCTTACTAGAAAGATAAACTGGGTCAACATAATATGATAAGTTATAAGGTTGGTTGATAAGAGCTGCTGCAATAACTTCAAAAGTTTTACCAACACCCATCTCATCTGCGAGTAATCCTCCGTCAAATTCTAATTTTTTTCTGTCTTCGAATTGAATAAATTGTTTTTGTACAGAATCATATACTATATCACCAAAAAATATTTCATCATTATAACTATAATTTAATTTATTTTTATTTATCTCTGTATCACACATCCATTTTACGGTTCTTTTTTGATATTCAAATAATCTTATTTTTGTAAAAGATGGTTCTTCAATAATAGGATCAGTTACATCAGCATTTGCATCCGCAGATTTTATTTTAATAAGGTCATTTGTATTTTGATTTGTTTTTCTATGTAGATTATACGCACAATGATATGAACATGCATTGATTAAAAAATCTTTATCTGGAATATTATTGTTATCAATAGAGTTTTTTAATTTTTGATGATTTACACATAAAGTTAATATTTTTTTCTCACTTTCTGTTTGACCAACTAAGCCAATAGATACTTTAGGTATGATAAACATAGTTATTTGATAAAAATTAGTATCTATTTTATCAGATAAAGGTGTAACATCTTTAAATTTATTGAATTCGTGTATTGCATCTTTTCCAGTTAGAGTTTTAAAATCACTAGAATATAAATCATTTAATGTTATATTCATGGTTTTAGGGTTCTTGTATCCATGGTCACCGCACCACTTATCATAAAACATGTAGGTATTACCTTCAATATTCATAATCTATAAGTTAATAAATAATAGTCTTATATAGTTTTAATTTATAAAGTTCAATTTTTTATATAACAGACATTCTCAAAGTTTTATTGAGAAATCTGGTTTTAAATTTTATTTTAATAATAATATCTAAATCATTCATATAATTTTTACTTTGAATTATTTTATTTAATAATTTTTGATATTCATCAATTTCATCTTCATTATCAATATGTATTTTTATATTTATTTTATTAATAAAATTCATTATAATATCAATATTGTAGAATAACATCATCTTGATAATAATATAAGATATTACAGATGTAGTTTGATTAATATTAATTTTAAATAAATCTTCTGCATTGATTGAATTGATTGAATTGATTGATTTGATTGATTTGATTGATAAATTATTATTACTAATATTATCATATTCAAGATATTTAAAAAATTTAATAATTTTTGAAGTTTGGAATAATAAAAATTTCATTTCAGTTTGATATATTTCTTGTAAATTAATATTCAAGGTTACAGATTTCCAACACATATTTATAATACATGCAACTGTTTCATTATAACTTTCATTTATTCTGTTATCGGATTTATTATCATTCATATCAGTGATATTAAAAATATTATTAATATCATCAAACTTATTATTATTAATAAATAAATTATGATCGACAGAAATATAATGTAATAATTCATGTATTAATACTTTTTCTAATTCTTCTTTTCTCCATACAGAAACATGTTCACCAATTAAAGTTGAGCCTGAATTAATATTCATAGGAGATAATATTTTAGTTTTATTAAATATATATTTTTTTCTATTACTTAAAAATATTATTATATTATAGAAATCAATATTAGATATTTTATATGTTTTATTAATTTCTCTAATTAAATTTATTATTTTTATTATTTTTATTATCTGTATCTTAATATCATTATCGTTTAAATCATAATAATATAAACTTATCTTGTAATGTTTATCTTGAATAACTATATGTTTTAGATCATTTGATTCTAATTCTTGAATAATATCAATAGAAATAAATTTATGATAAAATATATTTATTAATTCTTTTCTATCATCATTTAATAAATTATTATGTAATAAATTATCACTTAAATTTTGATTAAAATCTGTAAAATCAATATTATGTTGATTTTTTACAAAATATAAAATAAAATCTTTAAATGTCCTTATATTTGGAAATTTTTTTTTAAATAATTTATAATATTCAGGATGTTCTTTTTTATCATGTAGTTTTTTAATATAAGCAATATTATAATTTGGTAAATTTATTTTATCATTATTAATATAAGATGATATTTTCAATAACTTTTTTATTAATTCATTATTTGTATTTATTTTAGTATTAATATTATTAATTTTTTTCATATATCTTGTAAGATATAAAGAATATCTATCAAGTTTCATATCTAGATTCATATTAATAATATATAATTATATATATATTTTTTTTGTGTGTTTATGAAATGATTTTTTTATAAGATAATAATAATATAATAATATATAATGAATAGAAATAATATGAACAACATGAACAACATGAATAGAAATAATATGAATAATAATTTAGTGAATAAATTTCAAACATATATGAATAGTAATACACCATTTCAGAAAAATTCTTTATTAAATAATAATCCTACATTTACAGCAAATTCACGTGATGCAAATTTTTACAATAAAATAAATATGGCAAAGTTAGAACAAATTAAAAGAGCTAAAAATATTAGTGATATAGGTTTAGATAAAAATCAATTAACCGATTTAGTAATTCAACCTATAACCATAAATAAAACTAATAAAAAAGAATTAGATGAATCATATAATCAAATATTACCATCCCATAAGAAAATAATAGAAGAATGGTGGCGTTCTAGAACAAATCAACCATATAAAAATGTTATTAAAAAAGATTTATTTAATAAAGATTATAAGAAATATTATAAAGATAGTATTTTTAATACAAATGTTAAAAATAAAGATGAATTAATGGTCCATAAAGTTACAAGTGCGGACTATGATGAATTATTATTAGAAGCTGAGTTTGAAATATTAAATAATATAATTGAAAAACACGATGATGAATTAAAAACTATTTATTCAACTTCTAAAAAAAATCATTATAAAAAAGAATTTGAATATGTACAAAATTATAGATATAGATTAGAATATAATCCTAAAAATTCTGAAGAATTAAAAGATTTCTATAAGAAAGAACAAAAGAAGATTAACAAAGAGAAAAAAATGATTGATGAAATTATAGGTTCATTAATTGAAAATGATGAATTAACAAAAGAAGAAATAGAAAAAATAAATCAAGAAATAGAAACTATTGATCATTCATCAAAGAAATCTTCAAAAAATAAAAATATAGAAGATGAGTTAAGAGAAGAATTAGGAGAAGATTTTGATGAAATTATCGAAAATATTTTAGTTGATTCTGATGATAATTCTGATAATAATTCTGATGATGATTCTAATAAAAAATCTAGAAAAGATAAAAAGAAAATCAACATTACAAGTTCTAAAAAATTAGAAGAAATTAAATCAGAAAAATCCAAGTTAGAAAAACCAAAATTAGAGAAACCCACAAAAAAAATAAAAGTGAAAACAATAAAAAATAATGATAATAATGAAAATAATTCTGATAATTCAAATAATTCAAATAATTCTGATGATAATTTAGATAATTCCGATAGAATTAATAAATCCGATAAATCTGATAAATCTGACAGATTAGAATCTCTTAAAGATAGATATAGAAATAGAAAATAAAAATTTATTTATGTGTTAATAAAGTGTAATAAATATAATATTTATTATTATATTTATGGAAATTAATAATTTAGATAATACAGAGAATTTAGAGAATTTAGATAATTTAGATAATTTAGATAATTTTGATGAAGATTTAATAACATTTATGAAAAATAAGAATAATATAAATAAAAATACAGATATAGATACAGATAAAGAATATATTATAGGTATTGATTTAGGAACAACTAATTCATGTTGTTCAGTATATAGAAATAATCAAATAGAAATAATACCAGATGATAAAGGTAATAAATATATTCCTAGTTATGTAGGTTTTACAAATGTAAATAAATATGTTGGATATGAGGCAAAAAATCAAAGTGTAATAAATTCAAATAATGTATATTATGAAGTTAAAAGATTAATTGGATTAAAATATTCAGATGATATTGTGCAGAAGGAAAAGCAATTTTTGTCATATAATTATATTCCTGATGAAAATGATAATATAAGGTTAGTATCTAATTTAGGATATACTGAAACAAAAACATTTTCACCTGAAGAAATATCTGCCAGTGTATTAATGAAAATGAAACATATGGCACAATCTTATCTAAAAACATCTATAAATAAAGCAGTTATAACAATACCTGCGAGATTTACAGATGCTCAGCGTGCAGCAACATTTGACGCAGCAACTATAGCAGGATTAGAAGTTATGAGAATGATTCATGAACCAACGTCTGCTGCGATAGCATATGGTTTAGCAAATCGTAAACTTGAAAAAGATGATGTATTAAATATTTTAGTATATGATTTTGGAGGTGGGACATTAGATGTATCAGTTGTAGAAATATCAGTTGATGAATCTGGACAAAATATATTTACAGTCTTAGGATCAGCTGGTAATACACATATGGGTGGAGCTGATTTCGATAATAAATTATTTGGATATGCATTAAATAAATTTAAACAAATAAATAAAATACCAAAATTAGAAAATATAGAATCATTGAGCATTCAGAAATTAAAACAATCGTGTGAAAATGCAAAGAAGATATTATCAACAAAAAATAAGACATATATTGGTGTAAAAAAATTTTATAATGATACTGATTTAATATTTCCAATTACTCGAAATGAATTAGAGATTATTTGTGGTGATTTATTAATTATATGTTTAAAACCAATTGATGATGTTTTAGAAGCATCAAAATTGACAATATCAGATATTGATGAAATAATATTAGTAGGTGGAATGACAAGAATGCCTTCAATCGCTAAACGAATTGAAATGAAATTTAACAAAAAACCAAATATCTCATTAAATCCAGATGAAGCTATTGCAATCGGTGCTGGTTATCAAGGTGCAATATTATCAGGAAATTTGGATCCATTTACAGATAATCTAACACTATTAGATATTACGCCATTATCGATGGGTGTCGAAACAGTTGGTGGAGTTATGGATGTATTAATTGAAAGAAATACTATTATTCCATATTCAATCACAAGAACATATACAACAGATAGTGATTATGAAACATCGGTTTTAATAAAAATTTATGAAGGAGAAAGAACATTAACAGTTGATAATATATTTGTAGGTGAGTTTGAATTAACTGGATTAGAACCAGAACCACGTGGTATGCCTAAGATTGATGTCACATTTTCGATAGATGTTAATGGTATTGTTACAGTTTCTGCAGAAAATACTAAAACAAATGATAAGACATCAATTATAGTAAATTCAAATAAAGGTAGATTAACAAAGCAAGAGATATTAAAATTAGTCGAAGAAGCAAAAGAATTAGAAATAAGAGATGAAATTGAAAGAAGAAAGAAAATGATGCATTATGAATGTGATGATATATGTTCAAATATTATTAATAATTTAAATAATCCACATTATAAATTATCTGATTCAAATAAAGAAACAATTAAAAAAGATATAAATGAAGTATTTAAATGGTTACGCGAAAAGAAATATTATGAAAGATCAGATACAGAATTAGAAAATATTTTAGAAAATTTAAAAAAGAGATATGGTACTCTTATAATAAGAGGAGTATTAGAAAAAGAAAATCAAGTTAAATCTCTTGAAATTAATGATTTAGGTACAAATATATATTCAAATGAAAAAGATGATAACAATGAACTTGACGAAGATAATAAGATTATAGATATGATAGATGGAGAATATAATGATAAAATGAATGAAGATGAGATAAATGAAATAAAAGAATTAAGAAAAGAAATATTTAATTTATGTTATAGTATTTTTGATATAATTTGTAACGATGGATTTAAAATAGAAGATATACATAAATCTGAATTAAAAGATTATATAGATGATACATTATTATGGTTACATATACATGATAAACCAAGTAAAATAGAATATAAACAAAAATTAGATGAAATAAATAATGAATGTGATAATTTGATGAAAGAATATGAAAATAAAGAAATATTTAGTGAAAATGAAATATTAAAGAATTCAAAAAATCCAAAAAATGAATTAGAAAATATGTTAATAAGTTTAAAAATATTAGTTGATGAAAAACAAATAACATTAAAAACAGTACAAATAAAATTATTAACAAAAGAAATAGAAAGATTATTAGATATTGTATATTCAGATGATAAACATTCTGATGAGGATTATATTAAATTAATAGATGATTTTAATTTATATTGTCAGAACTTATACAATGATAATAATGGTATTAATTTAGACATTAATTTAGCTATTAATGTTATAGATAAATCAAATATTATTCTTAAAAATGATGATAATGATACTAATGGAACAGATATTGAATTTTTATTAAAATTAAAAAATCAAGAACAAGAAAAACAATTATTAATAGATACAGATAATATAGTAGAACATATTGAGATAGAACATATAGAAAATATCCTTTAAAAATCTTAAATTTAATTATTTTTAGTAATATTAACAAATAGAATTAAACTATCATTATATATTTTTTCTAAATAAGTAATTTCTTTTAAGATTTTTGATGATTTATTTTCTAATTCTTGAATAATTTCATCAAGTGTATTAATATTATTTCTTAATTCATCATATTTTATCTTATTTTCTTCTAACATTTTATATAATTGTTGATTGTCTGTAACAGAATTTGTAACAGAATTTGTAACAGAAACTAAATTATTTGATATATTTTGATTATTAGATATAATAAGATTATTTGATTTATTTGATATATTTGTATTAAGTTCTATATCGGATATCATATATAATTATAATATATATAATATTTTTATTTATTAAATTAGTTAGTCGCGGTAAAAGAATTTAATGATGTTGATGATAATATAGATGATTCTAATTTATATGAATTCATTATAGATTTTGTTTTATCTGATGTCAACATACGTTCTCCTCCATTTAATATTTGTGTTATTGATGTCTCAGTAAGTTCAGATTTATCATTTTTATTTGATGATTTTATAGATTGGGTATTCGAATGTGTATTAGATTGTGTATTCGAATGTGAATTAGATTGTGTATTCGAATGTGTATTAGATTTTATAGTTTGTGATGTATCCGATATAGAATTTTGTTTTGATGTCATTGATGAAATAGATTTATTTGATTTATTAGTATTAGATGATGTTGGAATCATAGATGTATTTGATTTATTAGTATTAGATGATGTTGATATTTGTGATGTTAAACTGCCACCTTTTTGGTTATATTTATTATTTTGACTATTTTGTAATTCTTTTATTAGGTCTTCAATATTTTTATTTTGAGTATCAATAGTATTTTTTAATAGATCCATTTTAGAATTCATATTATTTTGAATATTTTTAATTTTATCTAAATCTTGTTGTATTGATTCATATTGTAATTTTTTTATTAATAATTCATCTTGTGTCATAGTACATAATTTATATGCACCACCGATACTATATCTCAATAATAATTCTTTTTTCTGTGAATCATTTTTATTTTGTTCCATTAGAGCATTAGCTAATTTTAAAATTCTTAATAAAATATTATGTACAAATTTATTATTTCTTTCTTTAATTTTTTCTATTAATTGTTTAGATTTTGTTAATAATTCTTCATTTATTTTATCTTCTATGTTTATAATGTCTGTATATAATTTAACTAATAATTCAATATTACCAGTAAATGGTGAATCAGTATGTGGTACTAAATCATATGATGTAGAAGATTGTGGATCATAAATATATTTTATTATAATATCACGCGATGTACCTATATTTATATCTATTAAAAAAGTATCTTCATCATCATTTAATAATTTAAATAATTGTAAAATATTAAAACTTCCTAATAATTGATTATTGGGACTTTTAAAGATAAATTCATGTTTAACTTTATCGTGTTCAACTATTATAGAATTATTATGTTCACCATTTCCTCCAATTATATTAAAATTATTAATAATTGCAGGTTGATTTATTTTATTTATATTTGCATTAGCATTTGCATTAATATTTGCATTAATATTTGCATTAATATTTGCATCATTAACAATATTATTATTTAAGTTTTTAATCCTCTGAGTATTCAACATGTTATAATAATATATATATATATTATATTATTATAAATTTTACATTATTTATTATTTAACAATAATAAAGTAATTTAATAAAATAATTTAATAAAGTAATTTATTTTGCTTTAGATTTAGTTTTAGTTTTTTCAACTTTCTTCTCTTCTACTGGTTTTTCTTGAGTAGTTCCAGCTGTTTGTGCAGATTGTGTAGGTTGTGTAGGTTGTGCTACTTGAGCAGATTCTTCTTTTTTAGAGGAAGATTTTTTAGAAGTTTTTTTAGTTACTTTTACAGTAGGTTCAGGTTGAACAGATACTGGAGTAGCTACTGGTTGTGCAACTTCATCTTCTTCAAAGTTTACATTAAGAAGGTCACCACATTCAGATAGAGCGACTTTCTTAACATTATTATCATGTTTATATACGAGTACAACTGGTTTTCCATCTTTATTCAGTTTTTTGATTGGTACTGTTACTGGATTTTCAAGTAGAACTCTTGATCCTGTATAGGCGTACATTTTCTTTTTGCTGCCACGAGTGCATTCTTTAATAAGAAACATAAGATTATCACCAATGTTTACTTCATTCTTTTCTACTACACGAGAAAGAGCTTTACGAGCGGCTTGTTTAGGTTTTTTACCACGATAACGTCCAGCACGTACTACAGTGCCATCTTTTGATTTATATACACAGTGGAAGAATCTGTCTTTGCTATTTGCTTCATCACCTTCTTCTCCACCTTCTTGTTCAGTTTTAGTAGATTTTACTGATTTAGTTGATTTTGCAGATTTAGCAGATTTAGTAGATTTAACAGATTTGGTTGTTTTGGTTGATTTAGCCGATTTGGTTGATTTAGCAGTTTTGCTTGATTTAGTAGATTTTGCAGATTTAGTAGATTTAGTAGATTTGGCAGATTTTGTATCAGCACCACCTTCTTGTTCAGGTTGTGTTGTGGGTTGTGTTGTGGGTTGTGTTGTAGGTGCAGGTGCAGCTACGGGTTGTGCAGATTGTGCAGATTGTACAGTTTCAGTTGTTTGTTTGCTTGTTTTGGTTTTAGAAGATTTTTTATCTTCAACTGGCTTTGCTTCAGCTACAGCAACAGGTGCAGCAACAGTTTCAACTTGTTTGGTAGATTTGCTGGCTTTAGATACTTTGGTAGTTTGAGACATATTAATATACTATATCTAAATAATTATTTTTTTAAAAAGAAACACACCTGAAATATATTTAAGGAAATTTAAAAAAATTAATTTCTATATATTTTTTTATTTTTTTATAAAATTTATAATTTTTTATAATATTAAAATTTAAAATATGAATAATAAAAAGATAAATAGATAACTGAATCAATAAAAATTAAAAAATAGTGATTGAACAATAGTGATTGAACAATAGTGATTGAACAATAGTGATTGAATAAAATCAAAAATATAAGTATCACAATGAAAAAAAAAGGTTATAAAAATATTTATGTTAATAATAATAATATATTTTATATAATTTATATATAATGGAAAAAATTAAATATTCAGATGTTATAAATTATTATTTAAAAAATGATTATAAAATAAGATCGGATATATTAAAAAAAACATCAATACATATTGATAGATTATATGATAATTATATCTTGACAACAGATGATAGAAAAAAAATAAATAATTTATTAAATGATACGATTAATAACTTGAATAGTTATTATAATAAAATTTTAATTATGTTATTTCCAGATAATAAATTTGATATAGATAATGATAATATAGACATTAATGACAAAGATTTTATATTAGAAGAAGATAAAATAATAAATCAAACTAAAAATAATATAGAATATTTAATAGAAACAATTGATATATGTAGACAGAATAATACAATTAATTATTTTTATCCAAAATTGATATTACCCGATTATAAAAATGTTGATACATTAATAAAAAAAATAGCAAATTATGTAGGATTATCAACAATAGATGATATAATTGATATATATGTAAAAAATAAAAATTATATTAAATTCAATGAAGATGAAAAAAATAAATATGATATAATTAGAAATATATTTATTCCAATAAGTTGCAATTATTTAGAAGATAAAAGACTTGATAAGAAAAATAAAAATTTTGAATTGATACATAGAAAAGATATAAATGATAAATATTCATTTTTATTAGGTAATTTATATCAAATAAAAATAAGAATAAATAAATTAAAAACAGTATTAGAAATTACAGGATATTTTGAATTAGATTCAATAAATTCTATAATCAGAACTAGTCAATTATGTAATTCCTATTTATTTGAAAAGAAGAAAATAATATCAAACGAAATTGATAAGATGATAGATATTGATAAAAATTTTAAACAATCATATATTAAAAATATTACAATTGGAGAATTATTATTATATGATGAAAATAATTGTATAAAAAAAATAACAGAAGACTATAATAAATATATAAAATATTCAAATATGATATTTAAAACAATAATGAATGATTTTATTCATACTGATATATTAAATAAATTCGAAATAATAAAATTTTTATTAATGGGGTCATCAACATCTATTAATATTGCAGCATTATTATTTGGTATAACTAAAGATCATAAAGAATCAATTGATAATAATTCAAAACCAACATTAATATCAGATATAATTTATAAGAATTTAAAATTTATAAGTCAATTAAAATTAAAAAAATCTGATACTATTATTTTTCAAGAATTAGAAAAAATTAATTCAATTAATGTTAATGATATTGACCTTAAAAAACAAATAGTTGCTAGTAAATCTATGCCAGATTATGTTAAGAAATTAGCATTGAGTAGATTGGAAGAGATTAAATCAGGCTCATCTGAAAATTATAAACATTTGGATTATGTAAAAACATTAGTTGAATTCCCATGGATAAATAAAGATTATTCTGATATTTTTAGTATATTAAATAATGATAAAGATAGTGCCAGAGAATTTATAGATACTGCAAAAAATAAAATGAATGAATTAATTTACGGACATGATAAATGTAAAGATACTATAATAGAATTAATAGCAAAATGGATATCTAATCCTAAAAGTGTTGGTAAATCAATCGGATTAAAAGGTCCACCTGGAGTTGGTAAGACTCTATTTGGAAAAACATTAGGCGAGATATTAAATATACCATTTTCACAAATTAATGTTGGAGGTATTGATGATGCATCTATCTTATCTGGACATTCATTTACATATAGTAATGCACAACCAGGGTTAATAATTCGTAAGATGACGCAAGCTGGGTATCCAAGATGTATTATATTTATTGATGAAATAGATAAAACAGGTATAAAATATGGTATAAATGAAATTATGAATATTTTAATTCATATAACAGATCCAAATACAAATGATAATTTTAATGATAAATTTTTTCAAGAAGTTACATTTCCATTAAATAAAGTATTATTCATATTTTCATATAATGACCAAAGTAAAATAGATAAAATTTTATTAGACAGAATTGAACAAATCAATGTTGATCCATATACTACATTTGAAAAGATACAAATATTTAAAAATCACGTATTGAAAGAAATATGTGATGAGATAAATATGGATATAGATAATATAAATATAGATGATGAAACAATAGAATATTTAATAGAGAATTTTACTAATGAATCTGGTGTAAGAAATCTTAAAAGAAAGATAGAAAAAATAATGTTAAAAATAAATCTTGATAAAATTTATAATAGAAATAAATATTCAGATATTATAAATATAGATACTAAATTAATAAATTCTATATTAGATGTTCCAAATATTAATATCAAGAAAATTATGTCAGAATCACATATTGGTATTATTAATGGTTTATATGCAACTGATAGTGGAACAGGTGGAATTTTACCGATATTAATATATCGTAACTGTAATGGAACTAAAAAATTTAGATTAAAATTAACAGGTAGTCAGAAATCAGTTATGAAAGAATCTATTCATTTTGCTTTTACTATTGCAACAAATTTATTAAAACCAGAAATAATTAATAAATTTATAGAAAATAATCCAGATGGTTTACATATCCATACACCCGATGGTGCTACTCCAAAAGATGGACCTAGTGCAGGCGCTGCATTTACTACTGCATTTATTTCTAAGATATTAAATTTACCGATTAAAAATAAGATTGCAATGACTGGAGAAATAGAAACAAATGGTATGGTTACTGCAATTGGTGGATTAGAAAGTAAATTACAAGGGGCTAAAAAAGCTGGTGTCGAATTAGTATTTGTACCATTTGAAAATAAAATGGATTTTGATAAAATTGTTAAAAAAAATAATAAACTATTATCTGCTAATTTTAATGTTAAAATTGTTAAACATATATCGGAAATATTAGATTATACTTTAATTGATATTAAAAAAAATAATATGAAGAATGATATGAAAACAGATATTGTATCCACTAAAACTTTTAATCACGTTGAATATTTCATAACTGCGTTTAATATATAAAAATTTGAAATTTAATAAATTTATATAAAGAAATGACTATTATTGAATATTCAACTATGACAAATATTAATGATATATCTGGGGATTTTGATGATTTAGATGATTTAGATAATTTAGATTGTGGTAAATATTTTGAGAATATTTATGATAATATTATCAAAGATTCTGATAATATTGGTTTTAACAAATCTAAATGTTCACGGTGTGAATCATCTGAATTTATAGAAGACCATACAAATGGTATAATTTTGTGTGGTGGGTGTGGTGAAGTTATTAATAATTTATTCGATTCTACTCCAGATATAAGAAATTATGATGATGAAAATAAACAAGATAATAAAAGATTCAATAAAGTCACAAATGAATTATTACCTCAATCTTCAATGGGAGCAAGATTACCAAGTAATATAAGAGGTAATTTAAAAAAATTACAAAATTGGGGAGCGATGCCATATAGAGAAAGATCATTATATAACGATTTTAAGATAATTAATGAAGTTTGCGAAAAATTAAACTTAAATAAAAATATACAACAATCTTCAAACATATTTTATGCAGCTGCAAAAAGTTGTAAACACCAATCTGGAGAAAATACTGGAAAGCATATCATAACAAGAGGAAAAAATAATAAGGGTATTCAAGGTGGATGTATATGGATATCATGTAAAAAAACAAATACTCCGATTTCTACTAAAGATATTGCCGATCAATTTGGATTAAGTATTAAAGAATTTAATAAAGGTATTAAAAGTTTAAATAAATTATTAGAAATAAAAAATATGTCTGTAAAATTAAATGTGATGGAATCTGAACATTATGTTAAAAAATATTGTGATGAAATGAATATCAAAGAATATTATACAAATCAAGCTATTCAAATAGCAAAAAATATAGATAGATTAAATATTATAACTGAACATACTCAATTCTCTATTGCCGCTACCAGTGTATTAATTATGGCTGAACTAAATTCGATTACAAGTCTTACAAAAAAATCTTTAAAAACAATGTTTGGTATATCCAATGTTACTATTAGTAAAACATATAAAAAATTAGAAAAAATTAAACATATATTAATAGATGATGAAAAAGTAGAAAAATTAATTAAAAAAATTAATAAACTAAATGAAGAACAACAAATATCTGATATTATTAAAAAACGTATGGAAAAATTTGGTATAAATACTGAAAATAATACTAATACTAATATTAATAATGATAATGAAAATGAAAATGATAATGATAATATCAAAATAAAAATATCTAATAAAGATGAAAATACTCTTAAATTGAATACACGTGTTTTTGAGAAACCTATTAAAAAAATTAAAAATAAGATATAATTATTTTTTTTCTATAATATTATTATAATTATTTTATGATAAATAAAGATTCATTAAAAATAATATTAATAATAACATTAATTATCTTAGTAATATTGTATTTATGTAATAAATCTGAAAATTTTGCAACAGATAAAAAAACATGTAATAAATATATTAATGCGTGTAATAAAGATGTTTATTTAAAGAAATGTAAATCAAATCCAACAGGTTCATATTTACATACATGTCGCGATTGTGAATATAGTAAAAAGAAAGATATGTTATTTTGTAATTGTCAAGACGTAGAAGGATTTGATGTAACAACTATGATGGAAAATGCATCAAAATGTTCTAATATTGTAAATATTAATGGTTATTTAACTTGTGATAATCCTCTTGGTAATTATGTATCAACTTGTACAAATTGTCATGTAGATAATTATAATGATAGTTTAACATGTGATTGTAAGAATAAAATTAATCATGATAAAAAAACAACTTTATATAAAGTAGCAGATTGTGCAAATATTGAGAATATTGATGGAGAATTAAAATGTATTGATACTAGAGAAAAAATGCCAAACGTTGCAGATCATTCATCTATGGTAAGAACAGAAGATATCGGAAGTATAACATTACCGGGAAATTTTAATAATACATGTTTTGATTGTAGATATCATCATAAACTGGATCAATTAGAATGCGTGTGCATTCAGGAGAATGGATTAGATAAGACAACCATATTACATAATGCATCTAAGTGTAAGAATATTGAAAATCATGATGGTAACTTAACTTGTGCATAATTTTATAAATTATTAATATTTTTTTATAAAATATCAAATATCAAATTCTAAAGAATTTAATATTTTCTAAAAAATTGAACATAATATCTATTATTATATAATGTTTATTTTATATAATAATAAAAATGCTAACTAAAAAATCATATTCTAAAAAAACAATTTGGAATACAGATTATGATATCAGTATCAGTCCGATAGATATTTCTTGGAATGAATTATTTACAGAATTATTTAATGATAAAAAGATTAATATTATTAAGAATAAATTAAAAAAATATCTTGAATCTAATGACCCATTATTATTATATCCTAAACCAAATTATATATTTAAAGCATTTTGTATGGTACCTTTAAATGAAACAAGAGTTGTATTTATAGGTCAGGATCCATATTTCAATAATGAAATATATAAAGATAGAATTACTCCACAAGCATATGGATTAAGTTTTTCAGTACCTATAGGGTTTGAAATCCCATCATCTCTTAAAAATATCTATAATAACTTATTAAAATATGGCCATATAAAAGAAATGCCAGACAATGGATGTTTAGATTACTGGGCATATCAAGGTTGTCTAATGCTAAATACATCATTAACTGTGATTGATGGAGAAAAAAATTGTCATTCAAATGAATGGAGATGGTTTACTGATAAAATAATAGAAGAAATATCAAATAAACTTACAAATATTGTATTTGTATTATGGGGTGGAGAGGCTTATAAAAAAATAGAATTAATTGATTTAGACAAACACAAAGCAATTATTAGTTCTCATCCATCAGGATTGAGTGCGAATAAAGAATTTAAATCTTATCCAGCATTTGTTGACCAAGATCATTTTGGTCTAATAAATTCTTATTTGGAATATCCAATTGATTGGAATCTTCCATAATATTTATTTTTTATAAATATATTTAGTTTGAAGAAGTATAAATAGAATCTTCTATCAAAACTCTCGTATACATTCCATATTTTATAATCTTAAACACAATTAATTTATATCTTCCTTTACTAGAATAATTATTTGAATTTCTATCGTAAAATGGATTATCTATAAGCATATAGATATATTTTTCTGCTTCACCAAAAAATTTTTTCTTTGGAAGATTTACTTTAAAGATCAATGCCATTTTGTTTTTATAATTATTATAATTATAATCACCGACATAATAATCTCCATCAATTTCTGCTAATTTTTTGTAATATCTATCTTTCTTATGAGTTAAATTTATTTCTTTCCAATCCGTTTTTTCTGAAGATATAATAAATTTTGGATTAGAAAAATCTAACATACACGTCGTATTTCCAAGTGTATCTACAAAATTGATGAGACTTCCATTAATTTCATCATAAAGACTAATCTGATTGAACAGAGCCATATTCGGATATAGATAATCCATTGAAGTTATTATATATATTATAACATTGATATATATAATATTATTTTATATTCAATTTTTTTGAAAGAGGGTGGTTGCTTAAAGCAAACTTCCTCTTATAAAAAAATTATTGAGCATCTTAGCGAAACATTACAAAAAATTCTAAAGAAAAAAAATTATTTTATATAAATTATTATTATATAAGATGAAATTAACTGATATTCTAATTATAGTAGTTATAATTTTAGCGTTAATATTTTTATATAATAAACAAGAAAATCTAACTCTATCTGAAGAGGCTGTACAAAATATTGCAAGTGTATATGCTGATACTAGTGGGACTGTAAATTTTAATAATATGAATGTTACTGGTACTACTAATTTAAATAATACAAAAATAAATGGAACCTCTTATTCTATTGATTTATTAGGAAATATGAAGACTTCTGGAAATTTAACTACAACTGGTAATTTAACTGGTAATTCTTTGTTTATTGATAGAATATGTGATACTACTGGTAATAATTGTATTGCACCTGCTAATATTTCAGCAAATAGCACAATAACTAGTACATTAAACTCAGATTTAGATGCAGTAAATACTAAATTATCGAATATAGCAAAAGCATTGACATCTTTAGCTTTTTCTGCAGGTGGTGTGGATGGTGGTACTACTATACATACTACTACTGGATGTACAACATGGTCTCCACCATGTTAATATACATAAATAAAAAAATTTTCTCAGGCCATTTTAGTATTTAATGCGTTAATATCTCATTATATATTCGCACGGTGTAAAAAATAATTTTATAAATAAAATTATTTTTAAGCCCTACGATATATAATGTGCTAATAGCGCATTATATATTCGCACGGTGTCCGTTGGAATCCATTAAAATTAGATGCGGCTGCTGTAGTATATGCTCCAGAATCTTCAATATATACTGATTCTCCTATTGCAAGATCGGGTAATTTGCACGATTGTGCGATAGTATCCATTGAATCACATGTTGGTCCATACACCGTACATTCGTATACTTTACCATCTCTTTCATTAAATGGTTTAATTTGTGGTTTTGCATGGTCAAACATAATACAATTAAAAGAACCATATACACCATCATTAAGAGTATATGCAAATTTAACTTCTCTTGTTTCTTTATCTATTTTTTTATTTTTTGCTATAACATTCAATACAAGAGTATGAGATGCTGATGCAAAATAACGTCCAGGCTCAGCTATAATTTGTAAATTATAATCTTCGGGGAAATCTTCTTCTGAAAAATAAGTATTAATTGATTCATTAATAGTTTGTGCAATATCTTCAAATTTAATAACTGAATCGTTTGTTCCCGGAAATCCACCGCCGATATCAAGAATCTTAAGTGTATATCCGTTTTCACGCCCAATATCAAATACTTTTCTAGATCTTTCAATAGCTGTTTTATATGCCTCTACATTTTTACATCCAGAACCCACATGAAAAGATACACCAACAATGTCTAATCCTATAGTTTTTGCAAGTTTCATCAATCCATCTACATCATCAAGGTCCGCACCAAATTTAGAATTAAATCTACAAACAGAATGCGAATCATCAACTTTTATTCTGACGACTAATTGAGCATTAGGATGAAAATTTACTATTTTTAAAAGTTCATACATATTATCAAAAGTCATCAAATCAACATCGACACCACGAGCATATTTTAAATGAGAATCCGCTTTTGCAGGATTTGCAAAAATTATTCTTGACGCATCATTGTTTGTAGCATCTAGTGCCAAAATAATTTCATTTTTACTAGCACAATCAAAATTAACACCTAACATTGCAAGAGTTTTTATTAAAAGCTGGTCTGGATTACATTTAATAGCATAATATGGTTTAATTCTGGGTAAATGTTCCATCCATTTTTTGTATTGATTTATAATAACTGAAAGATCCACAATAAAGAATCCAGTATCAAGATGCGATTTTTCAAGTGTTGCTTTTATAATGTCAATAATTGATGTATCTGTATCATATGTTGTAATTTTCTCTTCATTTAAAAATTGAGTAAGTTCGGTAAAATTATCAATATTAGTAGTAGTAATTTGTTCTTCCATTATATATTATATATAATATCAATTTATTAAATAGAAACGCAAAGCATATATTAATCAATTTTTTATAAATTTATAATATAAATAATATATGTCAGAATATAATATTAGTTTATTTTATGCATATACTCTCGATAAATATATACATTTATTTGATGATTATTATGCAAATACCATAAATGAAAAAAAATATAAATGTAATAAAAATTATAAATTAATCGAATTCTCTTTTTTAGAGAGAATATATTTTATGAGAAATAAAAAATTTTCAAAATATTTTTGTAAAATATTATCAAAATTGTTTGAATCAAATAATGAATATTTTTTTAAGTTATCAAATCGTAGTCCAAAAGATATATTAGAAAAAGGAGATTTAGAAATATTAGATAATGACCATCGAATTATAAAAACAGAAAAAAAAATAAAACAATTAAATATACTAAAAGTAAAAAATATTGATGATATAATTTTTTTATTAAATCAAAGTAAAAGATGTCAAGAAGATATAGAAGAATATAATAAAGATTCAACAAAAAGATTATATTTATGTTTTACAGACTGGGAGCCAAATCTTGGAAAATCTGTTGAATATAGATGTTATATAAATAATAACAAATTGGTTGGAATAAGTTTATATAAACCAGAATATTATTCAACTAGAAGTATTATACCTGTTGAAATTATAAATAATTTTATAAATCAAATGATAATATTATTTAATAAAATAAATCTAACAAGATATGTTTTGGATTGTTTTATATATAATGATAATCCAGATAAAGTATATTTTATAGAGATAAATCCATTTGAAGATTTTATAGATACATTCTCTTTTGATTATGATGTGATAAATAATACAAAAACTTTATTGATAACATTATGATTTTATTATGATAAAAAAATGTTTTAGTCATAATATTCTCAATAATTTTTTTATAAAATATCAAATCTGAAAGATTTGATATTTTTCAAAAAAATTGAAATTTAATTATTAAATAATAAAATTATATAAATATAAGAATATACAATATATAAATGACGCATAAATCTGATAAAACTACTGTTACCAGTTCAGTTCCAAATGATCTTACAACTGATGATATATTTCGTTTGACTGATTTATATTTCTATAAGAAAAATTATATTTACAGACATTTATATGATTCATATAACAAATTTTTAGAAGAAGACATTCCTCTTTTTCTAACAGGTTCAGATCATGTATTCAATGAAAAAATGACACAAGACCATGTATATAGACGTAAATTCAGATTTAAAAATATTAAAATTGTTGGTCCTAAATTACCAAATGGTATTGAACCAATGTTTCCATCAGATGCTAGACATCGTAATCTTACATACTCTGTAAAATTAATTGCGGATGTTGTTCAATTACAAGAAAAAATAGATATTTTAACTGATAAGAAAGAAGAATCGATAACAGGTGTTGAGGAGGTTGGTGTACCAATTGCGACTCTTCCACTCATGATGAGATCTAAATATTGTTCACTGAATCAATATAAAGGCAATGATAAGAATGAATGTGATTTTAATCCAGGTGGATATTTTATAGTACGTGGTTCAGAAAAAATTATAATTTGTCAAGAAAGAATGGTTGAAAATAAACCACTTGTATTCTTAAAGAAAGATTCCGGTATACCTTCACATATTGTTCAAGTAAACTCGCGTTCTTATCATCCAAATGGTATGATGCAAGTATTAAATGTTAAGATTAAACAAGATGGGTCTATGACAATCAGAGTACCTATTTTACAAGAGGTAAATGTTTTTGTTGTATTTAGAGCTCTTGGTGTATTATCTGATCATGATATTATAAATATGATTGTAACAGACGATAATGATAATGATATGATTGATGTACTTAGAATATCACTTGAACAATGTATTGGAGAAAATGGACAAAAAATACAAACAGTTGAAGAAGCATATGATAATCTTATTAATAAATTAAAAGTACCACGTAAATATACTGAAACAAACATAGATACAAAAATATTTCAAAAGAAAATGCATCTAACACACCTTCTTAAAAATAGTTTTATTCCTCATATTGAAGGAGGACTAAAAAATAAAGCCTATTATCTGGCATATATGATTAATAAGTTATTAAAAGTGTATCTTGGTAGAGCAGAAATTGATGACCGTGATTCGTATATTAATAAACGTATCGATCTAGTCGGTGATTTATTAATGGAATTATTTAGACAAAGATTTAAAATTATGATGAGTGATTGTAAAAAATATTTTGAAAACCGTAATGAAAATGATGAAAAACCTTTAAATATTATTAATCAGATTAAACCAAATGCTATTGAACAAGGTATTAAAGCATCACTCTTAACCGGAGCTTGGATTCGTAAGAAAGGTGTTGCGCAAATGCTCCAATGTTATACATATCTACAAATTCTCGGATTTTTACGTCGTGTAGATTCTCCGTCTGGAGATGCATCTAGTCAAAAATTAACCGGACCTCGTCAACTCCACGCATCATCAATTCCCTTCTTGTGTGTAGTCCAAACTCCTGAGCATGCTAAAGTAGGTGTTACAAAACATTTCTCTTTAGTATCAACTGCTACAATTATGTCATACGACCAATATAATATGTTACGTAAATATTTAATTAAAAAGGTTAAAAATATTAACGATCTAACTTATATACATGTACGCAATATGTTTAAAGTATTCTTGAATGGAGATTGGATTGGATGTATAGATGAACCTATTAAAATTGTAAGTGAATTAATGGATATGAAACGTAAAAATGAACTTGATAGACAAAATACATCAATTGTACCTGATTATATAAATCAAGAAATCAGAGTATATTGCGAATCAGGTCGTTTTGTTCGTCCAATTATGCGTGTAGAAAATAATGTTATCCAAGTCACAAAAAATATAATTAATGAAATATCCTTAAATAAAGCTGATAGACAAACTAAAATAACAGAATGGGAAGAATTACTTGATAAATATCCAAATATTATTGAATATATTGATACAGAAATGCAACCTTATTATATGATTGAAGTTAAAGTAAAAGATGTTGAAGTCATGAGACAAAAAATGATTAAATCTCAAGAACTTGCAAAATCTGTTACCGATAAGATTTCAAGTAACAGATACAATGAATTATATTTTGATAATATTAATTATTGTGAATTTCATCCACAACTATTACTTGGTGAATTATCAGCGTGTACTCCATTTTGTAATAGAAATGCAGCACCACGTAATATTTTTCAATATTCACAAGGACGTCAAGCTATGGGTATATATCTAACAAATTACAGAGATAGAACAGATATATCATATATATTATATCATCCACAAAAACCAATAATTACAACACGTGCAGCAAAATATGTCGGTTCTGAAATATTATCAGCTGGTGAAAACGTGATGGTTGCTATTATGTGTTATACTGGCTATAATATGGAGGATTCTCTTGTTTTTAACAAGGCCTCAATTGATCGTGGCTTATTCAGATCAGCCACTTATAAGGGATATGAATCTGAAGCTAAAAAAAATCAATCGACAGCACAAGATGATATCTTTATGAAACCAGACCCGACAAAAGTTATTGGTGTAAGTCTTAGATCGTATGATAAATTAAATGATAAAGGATATGCACCAGAAGAAACACTTGTTACGAATGATGATATTATTATTGGTAAAGTTACTCCAATACAACAGGTAGCAAATTCTAACAGAGAATTTAAAGATTCATCTACTGTATACAAAGCAGGTGCTCCTGGTTATGTAGATCGTGTTTATACTGATATTGTTGACCAAGATGGACATCTTACACGTAAATCTCTTGTACGTTCGACACGTACTCCAAAAATTGGGGACAAGTTTGCTTGTTATACTCCAGAACATGATGTATTAACAACAGATGGTTGGATTCCGATTGATAAACTCACAACAAATCATAAAGTTGCATGTTTGATAAATGGTAAAACATTAAAATATATTAATCCAACTGCAATTCAATCATATGATTGCGATGAAGAAGTTTATGTTGTTGAATCTAATCAAGTAAGTCTCAGAGTAACTAAGAATCATCGTATGTATGTTGGTGGAAGAGATACTCATAAATATAAAACAGAATTAGCTTTTGAGATATTTAATAAACAACGCAGATATCTTAAAAATTGTGAAGATATGGAATTAGAAAATTACGTTGAAAATGATAAATTTATATTAAATGCTTGGAAAGATTATCCTGAAAAAGAATTAGATGTTGAAGCATTCTTAACATTCTTTGGTATATGGATGGCTGAAGGATGTTGTGATGATATACATGGAGTACAGTTTGCTGCATATAAACCTAGAGTAAAAGATGCTTTACAAAAAGCATGTGATAAAATGGGTTATGAAATATATAAAACTAAATACAGAGCAGAAGAAAATGATACACATAGATGGTGTATTCGTGATAAACATCTTATATCGTTTATGAAAAAATTTAGCGTTGGTGCTATTAATAAAACTCTACCATATTGGGTATGGGAATTGAATAGACAAGAATGTAGATGGCTATTAGAAGGTATGCTTCTAGGAGATGGTCATACAATGGATAATGGTACACGGAGATACGACACATCATCTACAAAACTCGCTGATGATTTTCAAAGATTATGCTTACATTGCGGATATTCAACAAATAAAAATATAAAATGTGAAGCTGGATATGAGACAGTTGGTAAATCAGGTAATTGTGTAGGAAAAGTATTTAAATCATCTGTTGATGCGTATAGATTGACTGTTATTGAAGTCCAAAATAATCCTCTGGTTAACAAAGATAAAAATAAAAATATTTGGGATCGTTATGAACATTATAAAGGAAAAGTATATTGTTGTACTGTACCTACAGATGATGGGATAATTTATGTTCGCCGCGATGGTATGCCTGTATGGTGTGGGCAGTCGAAATTCGGACAGAAAGGAACATGTGGTATCCAATTAGCAGGAATAGATATGCCATACAATAAGCATGGAATGCGTCCGGATATCATATTAAATCCTCATGCTATTCCATCACGTCAGACAGTAGCTCAATTATTAGAATCACTTATTGGTAAACAAGTATCAATAGATGGTTATGAAGCAGATGGTACATCATTTGAGGATTATGACTTGACACAAGTTGAGAACAGATTAAAAGAATTAGGATATGATCCACAAGGATACGAAGAATTATATAATGGTATGACAGGAGAGAAACTAAAAGTTAAGATATTTTATGGTCCTGTATTTTATCAACGATTAAAGCATCAAGTCGAAGATAAGGTCCACTGTTTAACAGGTGATCATGAAGTATTAACTTTGGATGGATGGAAAAATATTAAAGATATTAATATGAATGATAAAATAGCGACACTTGATAATAATGAACTTATATATGAAAAACCACTTAATTACATGGCATATCCTGATTATGAAGGTAAAATTTATAGAATTAAAAATCAATCAATTGATTTGGCAGTAACAGGTAACCATAGAATGTGGGTGTCTAAAGTATATGGGCGAAAAAAAATATGGAAACCATATGATTTTGAAACAGCAGAAAATTTATATGGAAAATTTGTCAAATATAAAAAAGATGCAGAATGGAATTCAAATGATTATCAATTTGTATTACCTGAAATTATAACAAAAGGTAATAATAAGATGGATGCACAAAATGTAAATATGAATAGTTGGTTAACATTTTTTGGTATATGGTTTGCAGAAGGTTGGGCATCTGGAAATGATGAAACCGGAAAAGTAAGTATAGCTATAAATAAACAACGTGTAAAAGATGTAATATATAACGCTTTTAATAATTTAGATATTATATATCATGTATCAAATGAAAAAATAAATACAACTAATCAACAATTATATCGTTATATGAAACAATTTAGTGTTGGTGCTCCAAATAAAAAATTACCAGAGTGGGTATTTAAATTAAGTAAAGAACAATGTAAAATTCTCATAGCAAGTATGATATTAGGAGATGGTTCCTACACAAAATCAGGTGAAATCTATTATTCAAGTTCTAAAATATTAATTGATCAATTTCAACAATTATGTTTACATGCCGGATGGGGATGTATAATATCAACACATTGTGAAGCTGGTAATAAAGTAATAATTGATGGAAGAGAAGTAATAAGTAATCATGATATGTTACGAGCAAGTGTTATCAAAACAAGAATTAATCCATCTGTGAATCATGGACATACATCTACACAACATGTACAAGTAGAAACTTTACTTGATGAAAAATGTCCAGTATATTGTTTACAAGTACGTTCTGAAGTATTCTATGTAAGAAGAAATGGAAAAGCCGTGTGGACAGGTAATTCTCGTCCACGCGGACCACGAACATTATTAACACGGCAACCACCGGAGGGTGAACCACCATACGCCCAAGTATGCTTTTAAAAAGTGCATGCTAGTCCAATAATTACATCATTGGGCGACACATTCAAATTGCGGGGAACTCCTAAAAAGTTGAAAATAATATTGTATGAATTTAAAGGAAAAAATATTATAATATATATAATGACTGAAACTAATATTAATAATACTGAACAAGAACAATGGCTTCCTGTTCCAGATGAACCTTATAACAAATCTTTTATGATATCTAATTTTGGTAGAATAAAAAATAGCAATAGTGGTAATATAAAATCATTGATGAAAAATGAATCTACTGGTTATTATTCAGTTCGATTAGATGTTGGTAAGAAAGTTAAAAAAATAACTTACTATATCCATCAATTAGTAGCGCAGATGTTTATTGGTGAATGTCCACCAAAACACAATGTTAGTCATATTGATGGTAATAAAGCTAATAATAAAGTATCAAACCTAAAATACATGACTCAACAAGAATCAATGAATAGATATTTTCAAACAAAACAAAATAAATCAGAAAATAAAACAGATACTAAACAAGATACTAAACAAATCGATATTACTAAACTACTTGGTGGGACATCTAAAAAAGATGATTCTAAAGAACAGGTAAAAAATGATTCATCAGACGATCTAAATAATAGACCAGTTGAAAAACCACAGAAAAAACTTAAGAAGAAATGTTCAGATGTTAATGACGAAACTGAAACATCGACAGAACCTGAAAAGACCGAAAAGACTGAAAAGACTGAAAAGACTGAAAAGACTGAAAAGACTAATAAATCAGATGATATGAAAACACTAAAGGATTATCCAAATTATCTAATTGATAAGAAAGGTAATGTATACATGAAAGAGACAATGCAACTTAAAAAACCACAACCTAATCCAAATGGTTATGAACGTGTAGCATTATCTAAAGCTAAAGAAAAAAAGAATTTATACGTTCATCGATTAGTCGCTGAAACATTTATTCCAAATCCAGATAACCTACCATTTGTAAATCACAAAGATGCAAATCGTAAAAACAATAGTGTAGATAATTTAGAATGGTGTACTGCACAACAAAACATGTCACATGATTCTAAATTACGCAAAACCGGTAAAGCTATACAAGCTTTTACAAAAGAAGGAGTCTTTGTGAAAGAATATGAATCTATAAAAGCAGCAGGACGAGAATTAAAAATAGATTCAACAAGTATTACTAAAGCTGTCGCTGGTAAAGAAAATAGAACAATGGCAGGTGGTTATATTTGGAAATATGTTGATAATAATCAAGATGATCAAGATGAACAATTGAAACAATTAGATAATCAAGATGAAAAAGAACAACTAGATAATCAAGATAATCAAAAAGAAATTCAGTCCGAATCAGTTAAACAATCAGTTAAACAATCAGTTAAACAATCTGAACAAAAACAAGAAAAAGACCAAAATCAAGATATCAAAATAGATTTAAAACCAAAAAAGAAAACAAAATCAAAATCAAAAAATAACGCATTATAAATAAATAATTAAGAAAATAAATTCATGCAATAATTAAATTCAACTTGAACTTTACAATACCACTCTTATGGAGAAATCTATAAGAGGAACCCGGTTAATTGCCGGCTCCAATGGTAATAAGTTGTACCGAAGTTATTTAAATTTAAGACGTTTCTAGTCCTAAATTTAAATAATTCGCTATCATGATATTCAAATGTTGTTACAAGTCTTTGAATATACATGATAAAGATTGGGACAATCCGCAGCCAAGCTCCTAAACTATATAAAAATATATAGCATGGAGAAGGTTCAACGACTAAACGGATGTGGGCTTTCCTTTGTTAAAGGATGGCTTAAGATATAGTCTACTCCCGCCAGAGATGGTGTCAACCCTTAAGCAAGGTTGAATACAGTGATTGCATTCATAAATGTTTGCATGAGTATGGTATAAAGGAGATCAAGAGACGGTGGGTTGCGATTAGGCGAGATGGAGCGCGATGCTCTGATAGCACACGGTGTAGCGAAATTTTTACATGAAAAGATGTTATACAATTCTGATGCATATGCAACATATGTATGTGATATATGTGGATTGTTTGCACAACGTGCTCCACGTAATGGAAATAAAACAGAACCAACACAAAATGATATATATATGTGTCCAAGCTGTAATAATCTTAATAAGATTTCAAAAATTATGATACCATATGCATTTAAGCTACTATTACAAGAATTGATGGCAATGTCAGTAGCTCCACGTATAAGAACTAAAAAACTAGTATAAAATTATATAAATTTATTTATGTTTTGATATAAGAATTATATTAATTTAATTTATATGTATGAATATATATTTAATAATTTATTTATGTCATATGATATAATTAAATATATTCATCATTTATATTTGCAGTATAAGAATTATATTTCTTATACATCTTTCGAGTTTACAGCATTCGGTCCTGATACTTTATATAATATATATCAAACAAAAAACGAAAATTATTTAATATTAATATGTAAAATAATACAAATAGATAATGATTACATTTATTTTCCAATGAAAATTATAACTATTTTTGGTATATGGAGTTTTATCGATGAACCCAATATTATTTATAAAGTTAATTTATTAGAACTAAAAAATCAATTAATAAATTTTAGAAATGAATTATTAAGTGTTTTAAATTTAGAATTTATTTTTCCGGCATTTATTGATGAATATAATCATTTATTTCATCCAATGTTTATAATCAAAAAATTTAATCAAAAAATATTATTTAAAGATGATTGTGAATATAAATTAACTATTGATATGGATATTTATGAATATAATTCAATAGAATCTCAATTAAATAAATTATATGATATATTTTTTAGTAAATTCCACTTTGGACCTGATATAATAAATTATAAATTTGATAAATTTATAGAAAGTATTGCAAAATTAAAATTTGTAGATGATAAAAGTAATTATTTTAATGATCATTTTAATCTAAGATATAATAAAAAACAACAAAATGAATATATATCAAACATAAAAAAATATTATACAAATAAAAAAAAATATAGATATCAATATAATATTTATAGAATGTTATTTTATTATACATATCTAAATTATTTTGGTAAATATAAATTATTAACATTATGTGATAGATTTAAAATGAGTCTTGTCTAATTTATTCAAGATTATCAGGAAAATTAGATAAATCTACACATTGTATTTGTTTATTTTTGATAAATATTTTTCTTATTTCTTCTAAGTCATTTAGATTATTATCATCCATATTTTTAATTATTTGATTAACCATAGACATTGGTTTTTCAAGATAAGCAAAATGAGTTATTTCAAAACCAAAATCTTTAATTAAGATAATAATATATCTAATAGCATGGCCGATACCGCAATAGACAACACCATTTGTAATATAATCTTTATCAAGAAATCTTCTTAAAAAATATATATCCATTAACCATGCTAATATTTGTATTAATTCAAATTCATAAGTTTGTAAATCATCTAAATTTTTAATATTAATCATATTAAATTTTAATATATCAATATCTTTATCAAATTTATCCAATAATACATTTATTTTATTTTTAATTTCTGCATGATTATATCTAAATTTTAATTTATCAATTAAATTATTATCATTATTTTTTATTATATTTTTTAGTTCATCAAGTTTACTATTTATTAAATCAATAATATATTTATAACTTTTATAATCAATATTATTTTTAATGACATCTTCTAATTGATTAAATATTTTATAAAAATTAAATTTAAAAATTTGTCTAATGTCAATATAATGAAATCGAATATTTTTATTTATTTTTGTTCCTAAATTTTTATTATCTTGAATCAGAATATTTTTAAAAAAAAATTTATTAACTTCATCTATATATCTTTCTTTTTTACTTATATTATCTAAATATAAATTTTTTAAATTTATATAACCTTCTACAAAAAAATCTATAACTTTATCATGATTTTTTATAAATTCCTTATTTAAATATGTTGTAATATCATCTGCTAAGAAATCTTCACATTTTGTTTGATATTTAATATCATAATGATGATCAAAATATATATATATTATTTTTTTGATATTAAATAATGTTCCTTCTAATCTTATAACATTTATAGGTCCATTTACATAATGTGTCATTTATATACGATAATTAAGGAAAAAAAATATAATTGAATATAGTAAATAATGGAATTAAATAAATTAAATTTAAATGAATTAAAAACATTATTATATTTAAATAAATCTGATAAAGCTAAGTCAGCAAATAAAGAAATTATAAAAGAAATAAAAGAACTTATTAAAACTAAAATAAAATTAAGTAATATAATAATAGAAGATGTGTCAGATGTGTCAGAAGATAAATCAGAAGAAATAGAAGATAAAACAGAAAGATCTATTTATATAAATACAAATTCTGATGAATCTGATGAATCTGATGAATCTGATAAATCTGAGGAATCGAATTATAGAAATGATATAAAAAAAATGTTTAACAAAACAAGTAAAAAAGAAAATAATAATAGATTTACACAAACATCTCAACGTTTATTTGATAGAATGTTTAGTGAAGCATCTTATATTGATAATATTGGTAGAATACTTCCAAATAATACAATCACAAATATTAATAAATTTAACTTAAATAATAATGATGATGGTAATAATAATGTTAATAAAAATTTAGGTAAAAGAAAGAGTATAAGAAAATAAATTATTTTGCAACGATTCTATATGCAATACTTTTACCAGATTGTTCGGATGGTCTGATTATTCTAATAATGTCGCCACGTTTTAGATTAAAATATTCTACTACAGGATCTGTTGTTAATATTTTCATCATATCTTTTTTCTTTAATATATAAGTTTCAAGTAATTCTTTACTTTCTTCTTCAGACAATACTTCGTATTTTGGTGAATCAATATATTCAACTAAATTTATCATTAAAAATGTTTCATTAAATGCTTCTGTATTTGGAATATCGCACAAAGATGATTTTGCTTTATCTGAAATAGAATCAAATACAAATATTTTATGATAATTCTTATATGTATTTAAAAAATCTTTTACTGAAGGTATTTTTGCAAT